ATTAGTATAGCAGGTTTTAGATTTATGTCAAGTTGTTATTTTGCCATTTTGTTTATAACAGCTTCATACTCAGTTTTTGAAACATATCCACTTTCAAGTAACTTTTGTCTATTAGCAATATGTTGTTCTTGGATATCATCTTTACTTTGTCCATGATAAGGAACAGCGTGTCCTTCTCTAATCATTATGTTACCCATAAAGTCCCAGCTGTCGGTTTTAGCATCATAAACTCTAAACTTGCCAAGAATACGTCCAAACTTGCCTTTTGATTCATCTCCAGGCTTTTCAGTTACTAGAGTTTGTTTCGATCCTTTTTTCAGTGTGTCAGTAACAAACTTTTTAGCAGCCAAACCAAATATCTTTTCTACTTTATCTCTAGTTCTAGATTCTGGAGTGTCTATTCCGTGAACTCTCACTCTTTCGTTTCTTAACCACATACCAAAACCTAAGTCGATATCAACATCAACAGTATCACCGTCAATTACTTTTACTATAATACAATTATATTCGTACATTATCTTCCTTGCCCCCTATATTTTTTAAATGAACGTTTTTTTGCTTTGTTCATTGTAGCCATAGATTTTGGCCTATTACCAATCGAAGTTCCTTTCTTGATTGGTTCATGTTTAGACTGTGCGACTGCTTTTGCCATTTGTTAACTCCAAAAAATAATATACTACTATTTATAGTATTATACTATATTTGGCTATTTATTATCTAAATAAATTCGTAACAAAAACTCGTCGAGGTCCATATCTAATAAACCTTCATAGGCTTCATACATTCCATTGTCTTCTTCGTCAATATCGTCGTCAATGCCTAATAATTGAAAGAGTTCTTCCTCTTGTAAGGATTCTTGTAGTTGTGCTGAGGTCCATAAAATTGAACCTACCATTAGAAATACACAAAGATCAGGTTCTGTTATATGATGTTCTGTAATAAATTCAAGGGCAACATTTTTGCTGTCTTGATATTTTGAAAATCTTTTACTTTTTTGTTTGAAATATTCTTTAGTTTCTTTAGATATGTCCACATAGATACCTTGAAATATAGTGCCAGCACTAGGTGCTGGCAATATACCTTACATAGCGTTTTTCTTTTCTATGATTTCTTTTCTGCGATCTTTAGTTAATTTACCTAAATCGCCAAGTGCTTTACGAGCACGAGTAGCCGCAGCCTTAACACCTTTCTCATCAAAAGTTTCTGCTTCTTTGAGATAGTTGTTAAACGCTTGTACTATTTCTTCGTGTAAAGTCATTTTATTCTCCTAAAATAATATCGTGAATCTCTTTCCATGATTGAACTCGAGTCACGTCCTTATTATTGTACGATCTATTGTACAAATGATCAACCAGTATTACCTTGTGACCAGCGGATAGTCCTGCTTCACAATTAGCAGGTTTATCCTCAATCCACCAGTGGCCGGGTGAATATTTTTTTAGTTCTTCATCTTTATCTGCTCCTGTGTCTAAACAGGTACAGTTAAAATCAGAACCAAACTCGTTGTCCAAGTTGTATCTACGTAGTCTGCCAGCAAATTCATTTGTTGACAAACTGGTGATACCCTGGAATTCAAAACCTTTTTCTATTAGAGATTTAACATATCTTTTTGAATCACGTAAAGGTTTTAAATAACCAATAGTGCCCGATTCATTAAATTCTCTAGTTAACTCTTTGCCTTTGTCTTTGTCAATATTAAACATTTCTGCTATGTTATAGACATCAGGATTTAAAACTGTGTAACCTTTTCTATCCATAAACTTTAGGAAAGAACTTTCCCAGTCGAAAACTACTCCGTCAATGTCTGTCAGAATTGTTTTCACTTTACTTAACTAGGCTTAGGCCTGTAGTGCTTTGAATATAGTTTGTTGACATTTCCTTTTCTGTTTTCATTACAATTAAAATTAAATCTTTGTTGAAAGGAAATTTTGATTCTTGGTCTACAGTAAACATGAAAGGTACTAGACCCATTCCTTGTTGTGTGGCAGTTAGGGCCAATGGTTTACTGAGTACAATTTGTTTGTCATCTTCTGATAACAGCTTGCCTACTATTTCGTCGCCTGTACTTAATTTAATACTTACTACGTCTTGTTCTTTGTACGGTGTTTCTAATAACATTTTATATCCTATTATCCGTCGATTTCTACATCTTGTTGATTATTGCCGCCTAGTCCAATGCCATGTCCGCAATCTGCTCTATCATCTAGAGATGCTATGATTTCATCATTGCCAAATACTTTTTTATTCCCGCGGGTAATTTCAATGTCAATACTGCCAAAGTGAATACCATGGGAGTCAACATCATACCCGTCTAAAACCACAGGTTGATCATTTGCAAAAATATCTGGCTCTGCTGGAAAATTAATACGGCTTCCACTGCCGTCAATTTTGTCTCCTTTGATTGCTATTACTGGCATAGTTTTATCCTACTAGTTTTTGAAACTCTGTGAAGCCACCAATCTTGTTTCCGTCAACAATAATTTGTGGGAAAGTTCTTGCTTCTGGAAAGATTTCAAACAGTTCGTCTCTAGTAAAATCTTCATCGAGCATTTTGTAAGTCTAATCAAATCCTTTTGATTCGGCTAAGTTTTTTGCTTGTACACAAAAAGGGCAGGCCGGCTTACTGTAAATTTCTACTTTCATTTTATCTCCTATACTATTAATTATGCTTTTTTTAGGTTATATTGCGTAATAATGACTTATTAGCACATAAATTGCTACATAAGTTAGATAATGTAAAAGTTGATCTATTCCGTGTATAACCCAAAACCCTCTATCAGTTTTTTCAAAGTTATACAACTTCCACAGATTACTTTTTACATAATCAATGTGATAATGCACAATATAATCAATTATTAAAGCTAGTATAGCAGGAAGTATGCCTACTGTCAAGTATATAACTCCTGACCCTATACCATGTTGAAGTGAATGCCAAATACCTCCCCAAGCACCGTACGTGCCTTTATGCTGTATCATATAGGAGGTTTGTAAACAGTAATCGATTACAAAATGTTTAATTATAAATGCTGTTAAAAGAGCAAGTTCCATTTATAGTTTAAAACCGCTGAGTACGTTTTTATCAACGTCTTGTTTGATGCCGCCTATAATATAACTTTCTACTTCTGTTTCTTGAGGTGCTACTTGCACACCTGAACTAGAAAGCCAATGCTGTGTCCAAGGTAACGGGTTTGTGTTTACAGGTGCTTCAAATATACTATCGTACCCTAGTGCTTTGAGTCTTCTATTTGCAATGTATTCTACATACTTGCCTAATAGTGTTTCGTTCAAACCAATAATAGATCCGTCTTTAAATAGATACTTGGCCCAACGCTTTTCTTCTTCTACGCACTCGCGCCACATTTCGTAAACTTCTTCTTCGCACTCTTTTGCAATCTTTACCATTTCTGGATCGTCTTTTTTGTTCATCCAGTTTTTTAAGATGTGAGTACTGATTGCAAGATGCTGTGCCTCGTCTCTAGCAATCAACGAAATAATTTTAGCACTGCCTTCCATTAATTTAAGCTCGCCAAATGCAAACGTACAAGCAAACGATACGTAGAAACGCAAACCTTCTAGTATATTAACATTCATCATAGCAAGGAACAATTTCTTCTTTACTTCTTTCATGTCGCCTTTCTTTTGATAAAAGAATTTGTCGGCGGCATCTGTAAAAGCATCATAGTTTTTTGTTACTGACTTTGCACGTTCAATGATCTCTTGATCGTCTAAGATTGTATCAAATACTTCACTTGGATCTGCGTACACATTTTTCATAATATGCGTGTATGAACGACTATGAATAGTCTCAAAAAAGTCCCAAGTAACAATGCAGCCTTCTAGTTCAGGAATACTTACATGAGGTAGAAAGGCTAGACATGGCCCGCGACCTTGTACTGAGTCTAGCAGAGTTTGATACTTTAGATTGGAGGTAAAGATGTGCTTCTGTTCCGGACGAAAAGTTTCGTAATCTGCACGATCTTTTTGTAAACTAACTTCTTCAGGACGCCAAAAGTAGCCAAGCATAGTTTGATTTAATTTATCAAAGACAGGAAATTTAAATACATCATATCTCTGCGTGTTGCCTGCTTTACCAAAGAACATATTCTGTTTGGTAAAATCTACTTTATCTCTGTTAAAAACTGTGCGTCCCATAATAAATTATCCTTGTTTAAATTGCACAGGCTTCGCAGTCTTCTGCATCCTGTATAGGTTCTAGTACTTCTGATTGAGTATTTATTTCTTCTACTTCATCTTGTATATCGTCATCAGTTTTATAGTCGTAAGTATTTTGATAATAACTAGTTTTCCAACCTAACTTATAAGTTGTAAGTAAATCATTAAACATAACACTCATTGGCACTTCATTGTTTTCGAACTGTGTCGGGTTATAACTCCAGTTGCCTGAAATGCTTTGATCAAAAAACTTTTGCATGACTCCTACTATATTAATATATCCAGTATTGTTAGGCATATCCCATAACAATGTGTAATGATTTTTAAGTGTTTGGTATTGCGGAACAATCTGCTTTAATGGTCCTTTCTTTGACTTCTTAACACTTAAATAACCGCGCGGCGGTTCAATACCGTTTGTAGCATTTGATACTACACTTGAACTTTCGCTAGGCATCTGTGCAGATAGGGTAGAATGACGTAACCCAAACTCTTTTATATCTGCTCTTAATGCTTCCCAATCATATTGTAACTTCACATCAACAACATCGTCAAGATCTTTTTTGTAGTGATCAATTGGTAGCAGTCCATCGGAATATTTAGTGCGATCAAAATAGTCACAAGCACCTCTTTCTTTTGCAAGATTATTTGATGCTTTCAATAGGTAGTATTGAAATGCTTCTGTTAGATTGTGTACTAGCTCCCAGCTTTTTGGATCTTCATATTTTGCATGATGCTTGGCAAGGTAATGGGCCAGGCCTATGTATCCAACACCGAGAGATCTTCGTGCTTTTGTACTACGCTCGGCTGCTTCGACTGGATATTTTTGATAGTCAATAATTTCTTCTAAAGCTCTAACAGCAAGATCGCATAGTTCTTCTAGGTCTTTTACATCTTTGATTATGCCTACATTGATCGCAGACAGAATACATAGTGCAATTTCGCCTTCGCCATCAATATGCTGTAGTGGATCTGTAGGCAGTGTAATTTCTTGACAAAGGTTACTCATAAACACAGAGTCTTTGAATGAGCTGTGTGTGTTAGCATGATCTACATTCATAATGTAGATACGTCCTGTTTCAGCACGTTCTTTAATTAAGTCACTAAACAGTTCCATTGCAGGAATAGTCTTTTTCTTTATACTGGTCTTTCTTTCGGCTGCTTCGTACAGCTCTTTGAATTTCTCTGGATCGCCAAAATATGCTTCGTATAGTCCAGGAACTTCGTGCGGCGAGAAAAGAGTAATATCTTCACCAGCAAGTAGTCTTTCGTACATAGTTTTGTTCAACTGGATTGAGTAATCTAATTTACGTACACGATTGTCTTCTGTACCTTTGTTGTTTTTAAGAACAAGGATGTCTTCAATCTCTAAGTGCCATAGTGGAAAGTGTACAGTTGCTGACCCGCCACGAACACCGTTTTGTGTGCAACACCTTACAGTGGATTCAAACTTCTTAAGAAACGGAATTACTCCCGTATGCGCGACTTCGCCTCCACGAATTTTCGAGTTGACTGCGCGGATTCTTCCTGCGTTGATTCCAATGCCGGCTCTTTGTGCTGTATAACGTCCAATAGCCATGTCACTGGCAAAGATACTATCCAAAGTATCGTCGCTGTCAACAAGTACGCAACTAGCAAACTGGCGTACAGGAGTCCTAACACCAGCCATAACGGGTGTGGGGATGTTGATCTTAAATAATGAGGTCGCATCATAATATCTCCTTACATAATGTAGCCTTTCTTCTTTTGGATAGTTAGCAAACAATGTTGCGGCAATCATCATGTACATAAATTGCGGAGTTTCAAACAATTGGCCAGTGCTTCTATCCTGACACAAATACTTATCAACAACTTGTCTCATACCAGCGTAAGTAAAGTTCTCATCTCGCTTGTGTCTAATGTAAGAGTCTAAAGCGTCTATTTCTTCTTTTGTATATTTTTTAAGAATATTTTTACTATAAACTTTGCGCTCTATATTTTTCTCAATCATCTTTGACAAACTAATTGGTTCGTACCTACCAAACACTTCTTTGTTCACAGAATAGCTTAAAAGTCTTGCTGCCGCAAACTGATAGTTAGGTGTGTCAAGACTGATTAGATCGTTTGCTGATCTAATTAAAACTTCTTGTATTTCTTTTGTAGTCATGCCATCATAGAATTGTAAGTTGGCATTCATTTCGATTTGTGAACTACTGACTCCTGCTAGACCTTCGCAGGCGTGTTCTACTACTTTGTGAATTTTATCAATATTTAGGTGTTCTTTATTGCCGTCGCGCTTTAAAATTTGTATCCCGTTGGACATCTTTCCTCCAATTCTGTGTCTGGTTGTTGTCTATTTAGTGTAAGGCAGGCATAGGGTGTATGGTTTCAGAAAAAATAGTATCAGGCAACTCATCTTTGTGTATATGAGCGTTGTAATAATAGCCTAAAACTCTGTCACCAATATAAAGAAGATACATCCTGTCGTTATTTGACCTGTCTATACAGATATGTATCTCAAATTGCTCGTCCTTAAACTTGTCTGTTAATTGTAAAGTATAACACATTCCTAAGATTTTGCAATACTCACAATACTCATTTTCTAAAATTAATTCCCAAGGGGAAGGCCAAGTGTTTCTATCCCAAGGATCACAGTTAATGGATACAGTTGGAGCATCATCGTACTTATCAATGACTTCTTGAATAAGATCTTCAGCATATTCTAGTTGCTGGCGCCATTGACTATATGCCGATAGTCTATCTTCGTAATGTATCTTATGGAACATTAAGAAATTGTTGTTACTTTAAATTGAATTATTCCGTTGTCTGCAATAGCTGCATTTTCAACTGTTATGAGAAGTGTCTCATTAGTTGCATCAAAGTCTTCGTCTGCAGATAGTGCATTAAATTTTAATCTATCTCTGTAAGCAAAGTCACCAGTGTAATCATATTCATCAGATAAAGCAAAATCATCTGTAGTATTGTCGTACACAATAGTCAGCTCGCCGGCTCTTAATGCGTTATATACGTCACTTCTATACCAATATTCTATTTTATAAATTCTATTATCGTCTGCTGGTAATCTAAACAATCTTACTGGACTAGTTTGTTGTCCAACATTGACTCTTGATGTAAAACTGTTTTCTGAAAATGTATGTCCTTCTATTGTTGGAACAAAAGGAACACCAGTTATAAAAAGTTGATTAAATGATAAGTCATTTGTTCTTTCAAAATAATCATTGTCACTAATGTTGTACAAATCGTCAAAATGGATTACACTATGAGTTGCATTTCCTTCTGTTCCGCCTTCATTACCTACTTGAATAAATTTATTGTTAAAGGATACATTATGTGTTCCTGAATTAATCCAAAGACCTTTTCTGTCAATGTTATAAAAATATGAATTAGAAATGGTATTGTGTAATGGACCTGTAACTTCACCCGGTAAGCCTAGACTAATGTCTTTACCAAACACAATGCCGTAGCCTAAACTTTGTAAATTACAATTATCAAATTGATTATTTACAATATCGTATTTGCTTTCTATTCCGTAAGCAAACCCTGAAATTCTAATATTTTTAAATATATTATTTTTACAAGTTACTGCTGTGCTTAATGCACTCAGTTTAATGCCAACTGAAGAATCTGTTATAGTGTCACCGCTTGTAAATGTTCCTGTAATTTTTAAATCTTCAAAGTGACTGTCGACACAACTATTCAATGCTAAAGCAGGTTGTGCTCCGTTTGTGTCTAGTGTCATGCCTGTAATTTCAACGAATCTTGCTTGATTTAGTGTTGTAGACGTAGAATCGTTTGCAGGCGTTCCTGGAGTACTAGACTCGTTTACAGTTTGAAATACCGATGCATCTGTAGTTTGTTCTATTACAACTTTATCACTGCCTGCACCTCTTAGAGTAGCATAAGGTGGAACATAGATTGTTCCATTTACTGCATATGTTCCAGGTTCAAAATGAAGTATAACTCTACTAGATGTCGAACCTTTTGTTGCAGGATTAATAAACAACTGATCAATAGCTCTTTGTAATTCTGTTGTGCAATCGGTTCCGTCTCCGTTACAACCAAATGCTTTTACACTTACTATGTCGTCTAGTCTATCTTGAAGCGACCTTTCAATTGGTGAAGAACTAGAAGCCCCAGTTTGAATAACACCAGAATCACTTTCATAAGTGTAAGAATCAGCAAATTCAAATAAATTAGAATGTTCAGTTAATATGTTAGTGTTACCTACAGCAGGCGCACCTTCGGATACAGCACCGTTACCAATGTATAATTCTTGGCTATCAATAGCCCAACCTAGTTCACCGCTTGCTAATTGCGGTAATCCTGTGCCAGTATTCTTCTGGCCTCT